ACGCCAGAGGTCAGGTTATTCCCGGCTAACCCCGCGCCAGTGGTGGTGCGCCCATTGCCTCCTGCAGATCCGCCCCGGAGCGGTGCTCCACTCAGCGCAGTCGCCTGAGAGCCACCTGCGGAGCCACTGGCGTTGCCCCCAGAGAAATCGAGGATCGCGTTGTTGGAGCCGGTAACCGTTACCGTTTTTGCTCGGAAGGGGCAGCCCTTCAGCACAATCGTAAAATCACCACCAGAAGTATCCAGAGTCAACGTGGCATATTCGTAAGAGTCGTTGACGTTGCAGGTGTAGACCCGACTGGCCAGGGAAAAGCCGGTGACGGCAGAAGTCCCATCAAAGGTAACATTTCCCTTGACCCCGCTCCCCATCCAGACCGAGAAGGGATCTCCGTAGTAGCCGGAGACTGCTGTGCCCGCCACGCCGACCAGGGTGGAGCCGGAGCGCTTCAGGAAGTAGCCATCCGGGATTGCACCTGCGCTTAAGTCGGTTGGCCCGCCCGTTTCCCGAAGCCCCACGACCTTCCATGCGCCACCGACCACCGAGAACATCCCGCTATAGGTAGCGCTGGCCCAGGTATTCGCGCCACTGACGTAGGGCAGCCCTGCCGAGCCATCGGCTGCCGTCAGGCTGGCTAAGCCCGCATCGTAGGCTTGGAGATCCACCCCTACCTGGAGGTAGCTGGCAGATCCACCCCCATCAAACGCTGCCACCCGTGAGGCGGTGCCAGTATGGCCTGAGGCCGTCCAGGCCAGGGAGGTCAGCCCGGCATGATCCGAGCCCCCGCCTCCGCCGACCGCCTGCCAGGAATTGTCCTCCCGCAAGAATTTGCTGGCGCCGCCGCCTCCGCTGCCGAGCTGGCCATGCGGCACGTAGCCGGAGCCATTTAAGCCCGCGTAGCCATTGGCGACCCCCTTATTGCCCTGATCCTCCAGGATCTGGACCGCAGCCGCCCGATAGATTCGGGCTTTCCCGTCCTGGGCGGAAACCGAGAAATCGCCCAATTGCGATGGCAACACATGGTTGAGCCAGCGTAAAATGGCTTGGAGAGGTTTCATCTCTGCAAATCCCCGATCAAGAGCCAGCTATCCAGATCTAACGTCTTTTCGGTGGTATTGGTCGTGATCACTCCGATCACGGGAAAGAGCAATTGCGAAGAACCAGGGATATTCGTTGTGATCTCCGAGCCGGTATCGACGCCTTCTACAAAGCCCTGGAAGCCGGTGCTGGTCTTGCGAAGTCCCAGCTCCACCCAGCCCGCGCTCGCCAGCGTGCCCAGCGTTTGCAGGGTTTCTACCGTGCCGTTGCGGGTAATCAGTTGCCACGCCGTTGTGCTGGCGGTGGCCCGTAAGGCAAAGCCGAAGCCGTAAATCGTATTTACGAGGCCAGGATCAGGCAGGATACTGGTAGACGACCAGAAGCCGATCCAAACCTGGATCTGAGTGGTGGTATCAACCTTGACTCGGCAGCGTAGCTCGATCCCCTCTGGAGGTGGCCCGAAAAAGCCCGGATAGGTGGCTGAGCCCAGATAGAGCAGGGCGCCGTGGTTGGTTTTGACCCCGCCGGTATTGGCGGGGGTCTGCATACGGACCGCCCCAAAGCGGGTCCACGGGAGGGCAGTGGCGGCGGCTGGATACCGGTTGGCCGCCAGGGTGATAATATCCGACAGATCCGAGCCAATAAAGCCCGGTTGCCAGCCCAGATCCCCGATCACGCTGGCGTCGTCGCCACCCGCAAAATCATCGCGCATTTCCAGGCGATGTACCTTGCTTTCTACGGTTGGATCGTATTCTTCCCAGAGCAAACGATCCACACTGACGTAAAAGGCAGCCGCTTGTTTGGCCACAAAAAACCTTGCTTGCACCGCACCCGTTGGCGGAGCTGCCGTACGGCGCAAGGTCAGCCAGGTGCCCGCTGAAGCGGCTACCCCATTCTGTAAATAGCTGGTTGCAAGCACACTTCCGCCGCTATTTAGCCACTCCACTGCGATCTGGACGGTATAGCTGACGGAGCTGACTTTAAGCGCAGCCTGGAAGTGGTATCTGCGCCCGTGGCTGACCGGCACCCGATCCGAGCGTGCCTTGGTGGCGACGGTGGTATTCTTCAGGGTCAACGCCTTCAAGCCGGTCTGCGGAGCGCTGTAGATCCCACCGGTATCCAGGTCAAGATCGGTGCTCCAGGCGCCCGTCACCATGTGCCAGCCATCGGGCGGATAATTGGGCCCCCGTGCCTGGAAGGCAAAGACCGAGCCGAAAAACGAGCCCGCAAACCGCTGGTCGGAGGCCAGGAAATGCGTGCCGAGGCGTTGCGCCGTCAGATCCGAAACGCGCAATTCATCGCCATAATTGCCGAGATGATCCACCGGGAACAGGGCCACATCCACCAGCTCGCCAATCGGGGTGCGGCCCTGGAGATCCGCCAGGATCTGCGCGGTCACCTCGCCTGCGGTGCGGCTTACCACCGTACTGCTCCCCTCGGTTAAATCGGCCACGAAGCCCGGAGGGCCCGCATGGACTTCGTAGGCAATGTTCTTGGAAATGCCCCGATTTTTGCCAAGGGCTGCTGAAACGGCCAGGGAGCCTGGGTTTTCGATACTGCTGAGGGCGCCTCCAGTGGGGCCGCTGTTCTGGATCAGGGGCCCGATACCCGGCTGAGCGGCCATACTCAGCCAGCGCGACCGGAAGCCCGCAGCGACCGTCCCGCGTAGTTGCAAGGTAGTTCGGGCGTTATCACTCCGAACGGTGTGGCGGAAACCGACAACGGACAAGATCTGGCTGGCGTCGAGGTGGAAATTGTCGGCCGCCAGCGTATAGCGATCCTCCAGCTCGACGGCATGGAAAAAGGGGATGGTCACCGAGGCATTGGCCAGGGGCTCGCTCAAATCGGAGAGGCAGGCAGCCGCCATTGCCGCTGCTTCGGTACTGGTGTCGATATTGCTGGTGGCATCTTCCGTGATGCCCATCCACCTCCGGCCATAGGCGGCAATCGAGGCTGCGTCTTCGGCGGTTTCGGTGGTTGGGGTGGGCTGACCAGCGGCGTCCAGCACGCTGGTATCCCCATAGGTAACCGAGACAGCATTGCGGATATCGTCGAGCGCCACGCTCAGCAGCTCCCAGGAGAAGATCTCCGAGGGGCCGAAGGTTCGCATGCTGGTCGTCGTGGAGCGATCCGGCTCATAAAATGTCAGGCGAAAGGCGGAAGAACCAGAATCCCACTTGTAGCGCAAATTCCAGCCGATCTGCGTCGTTAAGAGGGTCAGCTGGTCGTAGAGACTCTGGGCTGAGGTCGCAAACTCGGTAATATTCCAGCCGGGGCTGCTGGGCGTATACAGCGTGATAACGCCCGCTCCCAGCGTATCATCCAGCAACTCCTGTAGGATATCCTCAACCGGATTGCCACCGGCATCCGAGTAGGCATTGGGGGCCAGCTCGATGAAGCGGTCTTGCAATGTCGCGATCTGGTCACGACAGGCAATTGTCAGCGGCTCGGTAGCCCAGTCGATACTGTCAATCCGACCGCGAAACACCTCAGTCCAGGTGGCCACGGTCGCACCATAGGGGAGTATGGCCGTTTCAATCGTCACAGCCCGATAGAGGGCCAGCGTCCCGGTCTGCCTCGCCAGGGTCGCCAGCGGGGAGAGCTGGTTACGATCACTGGCAGCGCGTAGCTGGATCGTGGCGGTCTGCCCTGGACTATCCACATCCTCGCCCCACTCCGCCCCCAGCAGCCAGGGGCCACCCGCACTACTATCAATATCCGTCAGGGTGCCACCCGAATTCGCGATCTTGACCCGTAAACGGACGTGACGATTTGTCTGGCTATAAATCCGACTTTCCTGGTCGGTCAGGGTTCGCATTTTAAACCTCGACCAGGCGGGCACTTAAGCGACGCCCTGTCGAGTCCCAGGCGCCGCCGATCATGGCCTGGACCAGCTCGCTGCTGACCTCTTCGCCTGCCGCTGAGCGGGTGGTTTCCGGGATCACGTCCCCAGTCAGGGTCAGCTTCGGCAATTCGGAAAATGCGGTGGTGGCCACCCCAAAAACAGCCGCTTGCGCCGCCGTAATCACGCAGGGGAGAAAGACCAGATCATCAAAATCCTGGTTGGTGGCCGAGCCGGAATCCCCCAGGGTTAAGACCCCACCGCTGAAGGCCAGCCAGGTGATCGAGGTGCCGGTGGCGGCACCCGCCAGATATTTGGTGCCATCCGAACACAAAATCCAGTGCTGCCACGCCGATAACAGCGCACTGTAGCGCCAGACCATCAGGGTCCACTGGGTGGCCGCGCCGGGCGCCCAGGTCACCTGCCCGGCTGCCGCAATCCGCAGACCCGCCCCAAATTTCCCGCTTCCCAGGCTGGTGCCGGAGCCACTGGCCTTCCCCAGGCCCTTGCTGCTCCATTGCCAGTTGGTTGAGGAGGTATCGTCAAAACTCCACTTCTGGCCGGTCACATCCCCCCCATTTAAGAGACAGCGCAAAGGCTCGGCTTCCAGGGCCGCTAACGGCGTCGTGGCAACCTGGAGGACGCGCTTGCTGGCCAGCAGGGTCGAGAGCCGGGTGCCATCGAAGGCTCTCGCGGTATCTCCCAGTAGTTCCAGGGTTTCCTGGCACTGGCCATCGGCCACCGGTAAGGGATAGCCATTGATCTTCAAAAAGGGCATGTTCAGCGCCTCCCGCTGCTGAAGGGCTGGGCCGAGGCCAGGGGATTCCCGGAGCGTTGAAAGGCTCGCCTTTTGGCGATCCGTTCCAATTTATCAAACAGTGCCTCTGGATCATTGGCCTGGATCGCAAGATTCTCGATAATAATCGTGGTGCCTCCGCCCATTGAGCCCAGCCGATCCAGAGGCACTACCGCCTCCGGGCCCCTCTCACCCACCAGCGCCAGGGTCGGCCCCAGCACGACCCCGCCGGAGGCCATCGCAGGGATAAAATTGTTGTAGGGATCACTGGAGCCGCTCGCCGAACGTACAACAGCGGCAGTAGCGGCAAACCGAGCCAGGGCGACCTTGTAGCCCGCTGGCACATTGACCAGGCTGGCCGTCATCGCATCCAAAGCCTCGGTGGTTTCGTCAGCGGCCACCGCTGCGGCACTCATGGCCAGGGCCTCGGCATAGGAGGTGGACATCAATTCATTGATGGCGTCCGAGGTGGCGTCCGTATCGGCTTTCATCCCCTCCAAGCTGGCAATCGTGTCTTCCAGGCCGTCAAAGATACCGGAAAACACTTCCAGGACATTGATGACGCCCTGAAGCAGAAAATTCCAGACTTTTTGAATCGCGTAGACAATCCCAAGAATGATGACCGCCACGCCTTGAAACAGCGTAAACAGAAATTCAAAGGCTTTATCCAGGATCGGAGCCGCCGCCTGCAGCGGGCCAATCGCGGTCTGGATCGCACTGACGATGGCCTCAATCACATAGGCCAGCGGGATAAAGATGGCCCCCAAGCGGGAAAACGTACCCGAAAGCAACTCAAACACCGGGGCCAGCCCTTCTGCGAGCTGAGCGACCAGCAATAAAGCGTTGCCCACCACAATATGCACCCCTGCCAGCAAGCCCCCAAACGCATCGGAGATCCGCCCAAAAGCCTCATCCAGGGTCGCCGTAATGTCGGCCATCGTCTGCGAATTGCTCAATAAATCCACAAAAACGGCAGCCAGCGCACCCCAGGGGCCTGCCGTTTTCGCGCCCTCGATAGCATTATCAATGGTAGTCCCTACCTGGCCAAGCCCCGCATAGAGTTGCAGCCCCAGATCCTTAAAATAAGCTTTGATGGCATCCAGATCCTCCTGAATGGCCTCAGCAGTCCTTTTTGCAATCGGATCAAGCTTGTCGAACGCGGTAAGGGTCTTGAGCACCTTCTTCAACGGCCCGGTTGCCGCTTCTTCCTCCTCTTTTTCTGCCTCCGTTGTTGGTGCCGCTCCGCCCTTGGGTTTGAGCGGCGCTGTCTCCAGATCATCCAGGGCGGCGCCGTAGTCGCTGAAGCTCTTTTTCAGCCCCTCGCCGACCCCCAGAATATCGTTGGCCAGCTGGCTCATGGCGTCCCGAACCGAGGCGCCCACCGCTTCCGACACAAACCCCAGCTCCACCTGAGCATTTAAGAGGCCGCTCAGCGCTTTCCGGCCAATCTCCCCCATACCTGCTGCTTCAAAGAAAGGCTGAAGTTTCGTCACCAGCTTGACCAGGGCCGTCAGCGCCCCGCTGATCAGGTTGGAAAAGCCACGCCAGATCGCTGCCAGGGCAGCCTGAATCGTGCTGACCGAAAACACCTCGATAAACTTTGTTTTCAAGGCATCGAGCATCACCCCAAGGCTGCCAAAGGTGCCGCTGGAGCCGGTAATGGCGGTCATCAGCCGCTGCCAGAGACTTAATACAGCTTCGATTGCGGGCTGAAAGCGGTAGCCAATAATCTCCCAGGCGGCCTGAAACGCAGCCGGTAAAACATAGCTTAGTACCGTGGCTTCGGTGGCCAGCAGCATAATGCCAGCGGTGATGGCGGCCAGCGGAGGCAGCAGGGTGGCGAAAATGGAGCCTACCAGCACCAGCACGGCCACCACCGGTAACAGCGCCGCATCCAGAGCCGTTACGGCCATGGTAACGGCAACAATCGCAAACCCGAACCCACCCAGCGCCACAATACCCGCTGCAAAAGCAGCCGTTGTCGCGCTGCCAATCGCCACCATCGCCGCCAGCACCTTTTGGGCCGGGGCAGGCAGGGCATTGAAGCCGTCCAGCAGCTTGCCCAGCCCCACGGCTGCTATACCCAGACCCTCGATAAAGGGCGCAAAGGCGGCCAGTAATACCGGCATGGCTTCGCCCATACTTTTGATAAGCGGCTTCAGGGCCTCAGCTAAGGGCTTGAAGGCGTCCGCCAGCCCGAAGGAAACATTGTCTTTCAGGGTCGAAAATAACCCCATCAAAGTCTGGCTCTGCAGCTCCATCATGCCGCCGACTTCCGAGGCCGTGGAGTGCATGAACGCCTTTAAAAAGGTCGCTGCCGAGATTTGACGGCTTTCGACGAGCGCCCGCGCCTCCGCTTCCGTTTTGCCGATCTCACGGGTCAGCATGCCCCAGGCGTCGAGCCCGACCTCGTTGAGCTGGTTCATTTCCTGGGTAAAAACCTTGCCTTTTCCGGACATCTGCCCCAGGGCCCGAATCACGCGGTCGATCTCCGCTCCACCTTTCCCCAGTGCAGAAATCCGATCCCCGACCGCAGCCAGCACTGGGATCGAGTCCTCAGCGGCAAAGCCCATCGCCATCAAGCGCTGGGTGCCCCGGACGACATCCTCAAAAGCAAACGGGGTCTGAGCGGCAAATTGCTTCATCTCGTCCAGGAAGGCGGCGCTTTTTTCGGCGCTTCCCAGGAAGGTGGTGAAGGCGATATCGAGCTGCTCCAGTTCGGCGGCAAAACGCAGCCCTTCCGCAGCAGCGGCGGCAAAGGTGCCGACCAACGCCGTTTCCACCGCAGCCGCCATGGCAACAAGGCCGTTGAGGCTGCCCATGGCGCTGTCCAGGCCCTTGCTGAAGCCTGCGGTGTCCAGCATAAGCCTGGCAAATAAAGTGCCTAAATCGGCCATTTAGCGCCTCCGCCGGGCTTTGGCGTCCGTACGCGCTTTTTCAGTCGCCTCGGCCTCCAGCTCAAAAACGGCAAGCCAGCCCTGGGCTTCTTCCAGGGTCAGTTGTGTTTCTAAGTCGGCAACCAGCATGTGAACCTCGCGGGCAATCCGGTAGAGCAGAAGCCGGGCAGGCTCCTGGCTCAGCCGTTTTTTTGGTTTTCGCCCTCAGCGCCCAGGTGCTGCATGGCTGCCGAGGCCAGCTCGGCAATCAGGCTGCCGTGCTCGGCTTGCAGCAGCGCAGCCTCATCGGCAGCTTCAAAGAGCGGTTTTCCAGTAGTCGGGTCGATCACCAGCAAGAGCACCGCTTTCGCCTGCATGGCTGCCAGGTTGCCGATATCGCCTTTCTGGCTCAGCTGGCCCGCTTTGCGGATCGCATCGAATTGCACCAGCGTTGGCTTGGCCAGGTGGAAGGTTTCGCCCTTGATTTCTACGCTTTTGGGTGGGGTGCGTTGCTGACTTAGCAGCCGTTCGCGAAGGTTCATGGTTGTTGCTCCTATTGGGAAAACTACGAGCCAACGCCGAATGACAGCTTATCGCCATTGGCGGCAGTCTGGGCGCTGCTCTGAAAATCAAGGTTGCCCTGGATCAAGTCCTCCACGGCCCCCTCTGAGGTCAGACCAGGCAGGTAGATCCAGCAGCGGTATTTGGCGGTGCCCGCCCCACCGGGATCAATTTCCAGCGCCAGCGGGGAGGTGCCTCCGAATTTGGCGCTCCACGTCCAGCTCGGCGCCCCGCTATCCAGATCGGTCAGCAGGGTATCCAGGGTGCCGAGGCTGCCAGACAGCTGCTTCAAGCCTGGGAGAAACAGTCGATCCGGGCTGGTGCTGAAGACCGTTGCATCCAACATATCGTTTTCAAACTTCAGGCTGGCGCTCTTGCCCTGCGCCACGGCCAGCAGGGGCATGTAGTTGCCGTCTACCGTGATAGGGCCGACTTTTGAGCCCGTAAAGGTGACTTTCCCGAAGAAATAGTCAATGCTGGCGATATCGCCCGCCGAAATGGCCACCCCATTGTCGTAAAAGGTCAGGGCAACGCTGTAATCCAGCCAGCGCTTGGCGGTATTGGTGATCTGGTAGGGGCCAGCGCCTGAGCCAGACATGGCCTCGCCAGACATGGCCGTGCTGGTGCCACCGACGTATAACGTCGTTTTATAGCCAGGAACCGCGCTCATCAAATATCCGTGGTCGCGCCAGTGCGCTGCAGGCTGACGGAGACCTCTACCAGCCCTTCCACCTCACCAGAGATTTCCAGGCTTTGCACGTAGTATTCAGCCCGGAACCCGGCTGTGCCATTGGGAAGCCACTTGACGAAAATACTGGTCTGGTTGGCAAAAGCATCCTTGATATGCCCATAGGCCGTATCGGCAGACTCATAGCGCCCGCTCAAATCCAGGGTGCCGTTGCGCAACCCAGGAATAAAGGTACGATCTGCCCCATCGTCAAAGGCGGTGGTATCCAGCATATCGGTATCCCTGGGCATGGAGGCCGATTTTGCGCCAGACAGCACCGAATAGGTACCTCCGACGGTGGTAGCGATACTGACGACAGCGACGTGTGCGGCGAGTGCGGCCATGATTTACCCCTGAAAACGTAGTTCAAGATTGAGAGAGAAACGAGCTTCTTCGGACGGATTTCGACCGAGATAATTCGGCCCGGAGGAGAGCGCCCGGCAGTCGATATAGCCGGAAGGAGCGGTGCGCTGAAGCACCGGAAAGAGCCCATCAGCCAGGGCTTTTGCCCCGTCGTAGTCGCCGGGCTTGCCCCGCACCAGCACCTGGACTTTAAAGGAGCGGATATCGACGTTAACGCCCAGATACGGGCTGGGCGCTGGCCCCTCGTACTCGCAGCAGAACACTGCTTGCGAGGGGATCTGGGCGCTTTTTGGGCGTTCCGGGCCAGAAAATAAATTGGTGCCAGTGGCCAGGGTAACGCCTGCCACGGTCTGCCCGTTCAGGCGGCCGGCCACAGCAGCCGGCGGCGAGGTGGCGGGATTGCTCATGCCAGCGCCCGCTTCAGCTCGGCGGCGGCGAGCGCCAGCACGGGTGTCTCCTGAAGGGCCCGTTCCAGGAATTTTGCCCCACCGGTCGCATGAGAGGCAGCAAGATCCTCGTGAACCGCCAGGGCATACGGAGCGGTAAAGGCGACAGAGCCGGTAACGGTGTCCCTGGCTACTTCGACAGGCCCCACCTCGGCAGACGCCCGCAAAACCCCCGATTGCACAGGGGTATAGGCTTGTGCCTTGGTTTTCACGGCCTCTAACGAGGTTTTCACAGCAGCCTGCTCGGCAGCCTGCATGCGGGCAGCCGCCCTCGCCAGATTGCGCTCCACTTCGCGGGTATCGAGCCTCATACCCGCACCTCGTAATGCGAGGTTGTACCGGTGGTAAGTCCGGGAAGGCGGGTCACCTGCCGGACTTCGCGGGCCAGCAGGGGATCTGAGCTGGAATCGCCCGGCAGCCAGAGCCGATCCCCCACCAGGGGCTCGCGGGTGCTGTCGAGATAAACCACATGGGTCGTTTGAAGCTGGGTAAGTGCCCCATCCTCTTGACTGCGACGCTCCAAAAGCTGCGGGTCTTCCTCGACCCGCGCCGCATAGCTGGTCGCTGCCGCGAAGGCAGGCTGACCGGAATTGCTGATACTGGTCGCAGAGGCCAGGGCTATCGTATCGGTCAGCAGGGCGCTCAAGGCAGGATCTAAGCTCATGCGCCCTCCTGCTCCACGGTGCCGAGGGGTGGGGTGGTGCCTGGGTAATTGTCCCGCCCGGTATAGCTCTGAGGCTGCACTACGTCGGAATTCTCGGCATTGGCCAGGTTGTGCGCGACGGATGCGCCGCCCGCAAAAAACCCGCCTGCTACGCTGGCTCGCTGCTTGCGGAGCTTAGCCGCCAGGGCCAGAAAGCGGCTGCTGGCTTCCTGGTAGTCTACCTTGGTTTTCCCCAGCGTCAGCGAGTCAGCTTTCTGGGCGTACAATGCGGCAATCGCCTCGCACGCATCGGCGGAGGCGGAGTACAGGTTGTTGCTGTTGTTTGCCAGGTAAAAGGCGATTTCTTCGTCGGTGAGGAGCTGGTTGGTGCTGACCTTATCCCCGGTCAGCGAGCGCACCGCATCCCGTCGTGCGGCTGCATTCGCGGTGCCAGGGGCATTGGTGTAGTTCCAGGCCATCCACGTCCTTATTTCAGGGCAAAAACATAGTATTTTACGCCGCTTGTAACGGTCATTTTTATATTGGTGCCGTCATGGGTGCCCGGCACTGCAGTATAAATTCCAGTAGCGCCAGAGTCGCTCACGGCCCACCAGACCTGCGAAGGGGCTGCGCCAAAACCGTGAGCGATATTCTGGCTGCTGCCGGTGCCGGTCTGCTCAGCCGACGCAAACAGCCCAGCGGTGGCCAGCAGGGCTGCCCGGCCATCCTTGATCAAGCAGCCGTCTACCGTCACCCCAGCCGCTGGGGTGATCTCTCCTACGGTATTGGCCAGCAGCCCTCCAGTCGCAGTCAGGGTGCCAGACAGTGCCAGGCTGGCCAGACTGAGTAGAGAGTGGGCGATATACCAGCCGTTTGTGCCACCGACCCTCGCCGCCACCACCTTGACGTAGTTGCCAGGGGTAACGGTTGCCACGGTAGAACCAGCCGAATCCTTGACCACCAGGTTGTAGGTGGTGCCCGAATTCCGGAGTTCAAACCACTGGCCAACCCCTCTGGCCGTCGTACCGATATTCGGCAGGATCACATCCCTGTTTGCGCCAGAGGGATTCAGCACCTGCAGGTGAGCGCTGTCGCCCGTCAGGGTACGGTTGCCGGTCAGCGTGGCCACGCCAGCCCCGCTGCCGCTTTGAAGCCAGAGTTGTCCGCCAAGTTTATTCAGGATGCCCATGATTACTCCAGTCCCTTGCGGGAGAGTTTAAGCTACACAGCTTGGGAAGAAATAGCCAAGCTCGGAGGCGACTTTCTTGAAGTCCTCTGCGTGCTTGATCTGGTTCCAATTGATCTGAGTCCGCTCGTCAATGCCCATCCGCATCGCCAGACCCGCATCGTTGCCGATCAGGCCACGCCAGGTAAACATGTAGCCTGCGGAATGTTCCAGGATGGAAGGGGTCTTTGTCCGGTAACACAGCAGGGCATGCTTGCCTGCGGCAAAGGCCATCGAGATCGAGGCGCCCGCACCAGCGGTATTGTGGACCAGCTCGCCGATCCGGATCTCCTCCAGGCCAAAGAGGGCGGCTACCAGCTTGGGGGTAACAATCCGAGGATCTTCGTTGCTGCTGGAGCCGGTGCCGATCCGGGCAATGATGTCCGGGTGCTGCTTCAGGGCCTTCCAGACCTGGTAGCCGAGGGCCAGCACATTGGGGCGCTTGCCGGTGGCCAGCAGGATCGTTTCAATTCCGGTTTCAATGTCCCCAATCGGATCAGAGGAAGGATCATCCCAGGTCACGCTGACCGTCGCGTCAGTGGTCCAGACCCCGCTGGTGAAGAAGCTGCTGATCCAGCGCAATTCCCGGTTCAGGTAGGCAGCCCGACCCAGGCTCTGGGCCACAAACTGGTCTTTCGCAAGAGGAACGCGGTAGTTGGCCAGCAATTCCGGGCTCAGCGAAAGCTCAGCCTCGTAGACCTTGCAATTGTAGGTATTGGGGTGGCTGACGGACACCCCGATCTGAGCGGGAGATGCGGCTGGAGCCTTCAGCTCAGTCTGGTTCCGCAGGCTATCCGCCCGCGAAAACTCAAAATAGGTGCCGCTCTGCAGATCCACCGGGAGTGGGGGAAACAGGTCGTGGAGCCCGCCCTGCTGCTGCCAGTAGGCCAGCACAAAGTTTTCGGCTGGCTGGTTGACATACACATCCCCTGGCTGGGGATTGGGGCTTTTCGCGAATTGGGTCACAAGAGGAGGGTTCATGGGGCTCCTTTAGGCCATTACATGAGGTTGAAGCAGGATATTGGCCTGTACGCCTGCGGCGCCTGCCGAGAGGGCCCGACCGACTGCTTTATCGCCGGAGGAGGCGGCCACCGCCTTGCCAGCTGCGTCGATTTTGACCGCTGCGCCGGTGGCAACAGTGCCGCCACAAACCACAGGAACAACGCCAGAAATCATCACCTCTGCGGCCTGTCCGGCTGCTGCAGGGGTATTGCCCAGGACGCCGACAAAGGTGGCGCCTGCGCCTGCTACCACCACTTCGCCGTCGCTATTGCAATCGACAAAGTAATATTGCTTGGTAGAAAGGTCGGTATCGGCGGGGAGAGTGATACATTCGACCCCAACATGGATTGGATTAGAGGCCATAGGCGAGCTCCGTATAGAGATCTGGGTTTTTGCTGTACGCGTCCACGGTGGCTGCCTCGCGGGTCAGCCCCTTAGCGACTCCTGCCGCTACCAGCGTCTCCAGCCGAGTCTGAGCATCGGTCTTGGCGACCTGGCCCACCGACCCGACCCGCTTCGTCAGCTCGCTGGTGGCACTGGCGACTTTCTGGAGGCGAGCCAGCTCAGCCAGCACGGGCTCATAGGCGGTTGGAGCCGCTTTCTGGAGCGCCCGGAGGTGGGGCACCAGCTCAGGCTTCAGGCCCGCACCCTTGCAGACCTCCACCACCTTGGCAACCGCCCCCTCTTCTTCCAGGGCTTCCAGGCGCTTTTTCAGCTCCTGGTTGGACTTGGTCAATTCCTCGTTGCTCTTTTTGAGCGCTTCGCTTTCAGGCTCCACAGGCACCTCATCAGTAGAAGATCGGCGTTTCATCAGGGCAATCTTTGCCTTGGGATTGTCCCCAGCGGCCACGAAGGCCACCTCGCTCAGCGCGAGGCGGGTCAGCCGGGCAGTGGGGGATTTTGACGCCATGCCGAAAACCCTACTCGATCCCTGGGTGTCTGGAAGGCATGGAAACGTGATGGAGCATGACATATTGAAAAAGGCTACCTATGCAGTAGCTTTTCCACCATGACAGATTGAAATAACGACGGTCTTGCTACAGGGCTTCTTTCGTAGCCGTCCCGCCAATTGAAAATGCCTCGTACTCCCCGGCCTTTACCTTTTTCCACACCTCAGCGTCGGTCACCTTGAAGCCCACCCACCAGGCCCCATCCGGGGCTTTATTCGGCGTTGCGCCCATCTTCTTCAGCTTGGCGTGGTCGAGGTAGACTGACTCGACCATCTGGCCAATTCCGGTGCTTTCATGGTTATCCGAGCCCTCCACCTTGCCAAAATAGGCATAGACTGCCTCTTCCAGCTCGGCAGGGTCAATCATCTCCCCAGAATGATCCACGACCGTTTCGCCAGCCGCATCCTGAGCCACATAGGCATAACCAAAGACAAGCTGGCGCTCTGGGTCAACTTTGGCAATCGCAAACTCGATTTCTACCGCTACTTCACCCTCTTTTGGGGCCTCTGGAGCTTCGGGCTCATTTTCCGCTAAGAGCGCTTCCAGCTCGGCTTTGGCGGCCTCGATGCGTTGCCGGGTAGCAGCGGAGAGGGTTTTCCCAGCCTTGGCCACCCCCTCCTCAACCAGGCGGACATACGAGCCATCCGGCTTACGAGTCCAATTGTGGGTATAGCAAAGCTCATCAATGACAAACCACCAGGCTCGCCAGCTCGGCATGCCAAGCCCGGCAGGCAGAGCCTGCGTTGCCAGATTCCAGAGCTGGCACAGCTGCTCCTGCATGGCCTCTGGCATGGTCGCCTTCATGGGGGCGGTCAGATCTCCTGGCTGGCAAGGAGTGGGCAGGGTGGGTGGGGAAAGATCGGGGTAGCTCTGATATTTCCGAAAGCGATTCATGACTAAAGGCCCTCACTGGTAGCGGTTTTTGCGGGCAGCCCCAGCTGCTCACGCACAAAATCTTTCAGGGATTGATCGGCCTCCAGCGCCCCTGCCTCCAGCCCGACTTTTAAGAGGGCGGCCAGGGCACCCAGATCTGGCCCTTCAATGGGGCCATGGGTCAGCTTGGGGCACAGTTCTGGATCGAGCCCAAGCAAGCCCATAAAGGGGCGAAACAACTGGCTGGTCACGGTTTCACAGAGCGTATCCAGGCTGGCGCCGATGGCGATGCCCAGCAGCTCGGTCTGGTCGGAAGAAAGCGCAAACGAGCCTGCTTTTTTCTGGCCCAGCAGCAGGAATTGCACCAGCAGGGTGATCGCGATCCGCTGCTCACACTGTTCGTCGAGCTTTGCATGATCAAACTGGCGTTGGCCGCCACCTTTCAGCAGCTCGATCCCCCAGCCAGTCGGATTGCCTTCCTGGTCTTTTTCGGCAGGCAGCACAATCCCTTCCCGTTCCCCGCGTTGCAGGCGAACAACGCCTGCTTTGGCGTCGGCTACCAGGGTGGTAGCGGTACTGTCGCCATCGGCGGCCTTGATCCAGGTTTCGGCGGGAACCGACAGCACCGCCATCCCCGTTGCATCTTTTTGCACCCCAACCAGGGTAGCCGTCCGAAGCTGGAGCTGGTCGCGATAGTCCCGATACAACCGGCGCAACCAGGGCCGACCTTCCGGGCTGCCAGTGGTGGTATCGGGCACAAAATGAAGCGCCTTGGCTCTGGGTAAAACCGCCGTTTTACCGCCCTTGGTGAGCTGGTGGAGGGCGAGCACTTCCTGACCCGCTTCGTCCCAGAGCCAGGTCTGCCGGGTGTCCTGCCGGACAAAATAGAGCCCTTTCCAACCGGTAATCCCCCGACTGGAGCCGGTATAGACCACCTCGTGCCAGCTCCAGCCCCACGGCAGCGCCGTCAGCAATTCGGCTAAGACCTGGTGCCAGGTGGTTTCCAGCTTATTCCAGGCGGCCCGCACGGTTTCGGCAACGGCTTCCGCTTCTGGGGTGGCGTCGGCAGGGGCAATCGTCCAGGAGGCTTGCTGGGCAAGGCAGGTAAAAAGCTGGAAGGCCGTTCCAATCAGTCCGTGATTGTCAAGCATTTCCCGATATTTCTTATCGGCCAGCCCACTTTGCAGCTCGCGATGCCACTCGTCGGAGCCTGCCCAGCTCTGGGTGCCATAGACCGGGAAGCCGGAGTGGCTCTGGCGTTCCTTGGGGAGCGGAGGGGTGGAGAAGTCCATAGAGAGCGCTACCTCCAAATCGAGAAAAAGTCAAGCTTAGCCATTGAGCGCCCGGAAGCCGCCCGTGATTGTGGGCCTGGGCTGAGCCAGGCGCAACGCCCCCTCCAGCGCATCCAGGCCATCATCGGCCTCGTTCGGGGTGCCTCCCCAGTTTTCGGCCTGCCGCCGCAAGGCCAGGTGATCCCCGGCCTCATCCCAGCAAAGCAGCCCGTTCTCAGCAAGCGGGGAAAGCCGCTTGATCCGCTGGACTTTGGGCACACCCTCTGTCGATTGAAGTCTCGGCAGGGCTTCCTGGGGAAGCGTGCGGGCGCGTAATTCTTCTTGGAAAATCGGCAAAAGCAGCTCTTGAAAGCCCGCATCTTCGCATGCGTGGTCGTCTGGGCGGAAGCGCTGCCAGAGATCCAGGTAGTCGCAGACCAGCTTCTGCGGGCGCCGCCGTTGCAGGTCAGCCAGTCTGACCCAGGCTCTCCCAGACTCCAGTTCCCGATCCAGCACCACCAGCGCACTGTGATCGCTCTGGCTGGAGCGCCCCAGCGACGGATCGCAGAACAGCACCCGCCGGACGCGCCTGCGGTCGGCTGGCGCAGCCAGAGTCCACTTCTTCAGCCAGGCGCCCTCAAAATGCTTCAGACCGCCGCCCTGGGGATCTAACAGGTATTCCTGGAAGAAGGCGCGACTGCCGATCAGCAGCCGCCGCTCATCCAGCTTTTCACGACTCCAGAGCTGGGGACAGAGCAGCGCCTGGGAGGTCGGGTGGAGAGCAGGCAGGGCACAGCGGGCCAGCCCAGGCCACTCAGCCTCCAGGGCTGGCGAGCGGGCGTTGCCGCAGACCTCGGTGATTAAATCCCGCGCATTGAAGGGCGTCCCAAAAACAGCCAGCTTCGCAGAAGGAGAGCCACAGGGGATAAAGGAGCGTTTCACGAATGTTTTCACCTGCTCGGTGATGTCCTCGTTCTCGGCTTCGCTTTCCTTCATGGGATCATCGATTACCAGCAAATCAGGGCGTTGATTGCCCTGGATCAGCCCGCGCACATCCCCTCGGCCCGCCGTCATGCCCCGCACCGAGAGGCGGCAGGGGTGATCCCAGGAGCCGATATAGAGCAGCTTGTCCGCCACGTTCCACAGCTGCCGTTCTTTGAGCGCCCGCTGCGGATAGCGATCCCCGGAGCGAATCCAGAAATCCTGGTGGAGCAGGGGCGCTCCAGCACGATCCAGCACAAGGGGCGCCCCAACGCCGGTAATTATGGCTCCCAGATCGCGACTGAATTGCGCGTAAAGCGTGCCGCTCGTCAGCAGGGCCGCGTAGCGACTCCCCCAACCTTCCAGGCGATAGTAGCTGCATAAAAAGGCCCGTAGCACCATAGCTTTCATAAACATAGACTTGCCGTGGCCACGCGCCATCTCCAGGGCAGCGCCCTGATAGTCGGGCGCCCCGATGCCCACATCCAGGCGACTGCAGGCGAAGCGCTGGCCTGCAGACAGGAGCAGCGGGCCTCCTCGCTCGTCTGTGAAATACGTCTGGAGGAACGCGGCTAAACTGT